GGTCAAACTATTGCTAATCTTTTGCAAAGAAATCTAATTGATGTAACTTGAGAGTGGCCTTCTTGACAGCTAGTCTAGTTTCCGCTACCAATTCAGGCCGATTTGTAAGGATATATACATCATCCATTAAGCTGTTAAGAGTGGCCATCTCAATTCCTTACTTGTTTTGAGCTGCGAGTCCAGCAAGTTTAGCTGCAGAAATTACACCAGTAGCTGACTTAGCCTGAGTTGGCTTTGCTTCTACAATCTCATCGCGCGCTTCTACTTGAGTAAAACACTTGAACTCCTGAAGATATGCAATCTCAGCCTCATCTTCAGTCTCATAATACATGTCTTTAAACTCAAGCAATTTGCCTTGAGGAGTGCAAGGATTTCCGTCAAGCGAAGAATTCTTTTTGAAGATTGCCATGATATTTCCTTAAAAATGCCCTCCTCAGATTTCTCTGGGAGGGCTATATGAAGGCTAATTAGCCCGTTACAAGTTTCAGACGCTGATAACTCTGAACCAATTGAGTAGCTGCAGCAGCACTTACTGTGATTTGTCCGGTAGTCGTATTCGGCGTGAGAGCCGAAGCAGATCCACCAGTGCGCACAGTAATAGAGCTGATATAGCCCTCGTCAGTAGTAGCCATCCCATGGGGGTTCACTTGAACAACAGCCATATCAGTCTCCTAATCAACCTGCAGCAGCTGCCGTGAGATCATAGATGATTGCATTAGCAGCCGGATTCTTGACAAGGCAAGTAAGTTCAGTAGTCAGGGAACCACCAACAGCATCCAGACCGCCTGCTTCTACCTTATTGCCAGAGATGCCGTACTCTTCGCTCATCGTCTTGCGATCGCCGAGGTAAGCCATATTGAACGAGGACAGATCAACTGCAATCGCCATCTTAGCCCAGTCAGCATTCGAGTTAAACAGCGGATGTTCAATCATGCGGAAAGTACCGCGGCTAGTCTTGAAGCTGGAGAACTGCAGGCCATAAGAAGTCTGACCATCAACCAGCTGATAAGTACCATTCAAACGACCGATGTTATTGAGAACACGCTTAGCACCGCCACCGCAGAACAGGATACGCTCATTAGCAACCTTAGGATCAGTCACAGTATTGAAGCAAACATCAAGAGCAGCTTCAAGTTGAGTGTAGTTAGTAGTGGCACCAGCAGTGGTAACATTACCAGAAGCATTGAGGGAAACTTGATTAACCAGACCATCCATCGTGCGGATCGGCTTGCTATTCAGAGTACCAGCATATTTCTGGCTGAAGAAGATTGCCTTCTCAATATCAGCTGCGTGGAAACCTGCACACTCGCCGCGAGACTCAGCAATATTCGTATCGCCAGCAATAACTTGAGTGGCGCGAGCCGTATCGGTCAGTGCCCAAGCATTACGGAAAATCTGCGTATAGTTGGTAACACGGACAGACACGATAGAAACAGCAGACGGGCGAGCAGAGCCTTCTTCGAATGCAGTACCAACTTGATACAGATTCACATCATTGGCAATAGCTGCAGCAGTAACAGTACCAACACCACGGCGAACAGTGATGGAGGTAGCAGAAACAACAGTCAGAACCAAGACAACTTCTTTAGTGGACTGAGCACGAAGCAACATGCCCGGAACAATATTAGAAGTGTCTGCAACAGTGAAAGTAGTAGCAGCGCCATCAGCAACAGCTGCATCAAGATTGACCATCGGGAAGATCATGGTCTTGGTGAAGAAACCATGTTCAACTTGAACAGCAGTTTCATCCTTCAGCATCGAGGTGAGGCCGAAGAGAGGAGCTGAGCCATTCGGCATCAGGCGAGTAATCATCGAGGGGAACGACTTCTTTACAAAATCAGTCGTTGCATTAATAGTGCTAAAATTCTGTTGACCGACGGCCATGATTTATTCCTTTAGAGATTAAGAGATTAGCTAGAGAGATAAGCAGACCAGTCTTGCTCACCGGAATTGGCTTGAGTCTGGTTAGGTTGTTGAGGCTTCTGCATTGCACCTGCAAAAGCATCTAAGTATTGGCTGGCCATTTGCTGCAATTCAGTAGGAGTTGCATTAGGGTACTTAACAGTAAGCTGCTGTTGCAGAGCACCTAGAATTGGAGCGGCGGCCGGATGGTTTAGTGCGGGATTGGAGTTACGGAGAGAATCATTTACAGACTGAAGCTTGATGTGTTGCGGCAATTCTTTCATGAAGTCTTCGCGAGATTGCTTGACTGCTTGTTCCACAATCTTCGTGGTTGTCATTGCATTCTGCGCATAAACAGTTTGAGACATTGCATTCATTAGCTGCGGCAAAGCTTTTAGTGCATCTTCACCGCCAGCTACTACAGCTTGAATAAGTTGCGGATTAAGAGATTTCGAGAAATCTACTTTAGATGCCGCTTCCATTAACTGCTTAGGATCTACATTAAAAAGATTCTTGTTGCCATCTGCGGCCGGTGATTGCACTGGATTCCAGATATCTTTGAATTGATCAAGAGCAACAGGTTCCGGAGCAGGATTTCCATTAGCTGGAATATTAGGATTAGAAGGATCAGAAGCCATAGCAGGAGTCTGCTGAGCAGGCAAATTGCCCGGCTGTGTAGGCTGTCCTTGTGCAGGAGTCTGAATCTGGGGAGCAGCAGCCTGAGAAGCGCCACCGAAAAGATTAGCAATAGTTTGACCGATAGACATGATTTATTCTCCGAAATTGTTTTGAGTGGACAGTGCTGACTCCAAAGAGGTATCATGCATATCCAAGAGGTAGTTTAGAATATCAATTTGTCCTTTAAGATATGACTCTTGTTGGACATAGGCATTGATATTCTGGGGGTCGAGGATCAGATTAAGCTTGCTTTGAGCAGCATCGGCAATCAGATTTTGAACGATTGCCTTGTTGCTCTCTGTAAGAATATGACCTGATCTCGTTTCTTCATCAGTAAGCAGATACTTATTGAATGAATGAGGGATAAGTTGCATTGTTGTTTCCTTAGGATTTGGAATTACTGATTTGATTCTGAATGTTGTACTGGCGATTCTCTACCTTAGGCCCAGCAATTAGTGGATCATTTCCAGCAGGATTATAGCCAAACTGCTCTGGCGTAGGCATAGGAGGCATTTGCTTGAGAAGAGCCTGTAGCTGCTCTGGAGGAACTCCCTTAAGCATCTGAGTAATCTGAGCCATCTGATTATTCCACTGGCCCACTGCACTTTCATATGCAATCTGCTCTTGAGACTTCTCAAACTCAGTAATACGGGCGCCTTGAGTCTTGAGGAAATAAGTGAAGAGAGGGCCAATGTTATATTGAGCTTGCAGCGCAGGACTGGAGCCAATCATTTGCATTGCAATCTTAAGCGAGTCTGAATTAACTACCTTATCTGCAGGTGTGAGACCATCAGTTACTTTGAATGCAATGATTGATTTGCGGAGAGCAACTGGATCAATATTGACCATCTCCTGACGCTCACGATTATATAGAGAAATGCCTCCTTGATATTGCAGAATATTGATCTTGATGATGTACTTGAGAGGAGTGAAGAACTGAGCTTCAAGTAGCATGGAGCAAAGCTGATCTCGCCCATTTGCATTACCCATCACAGTATCAAATTCATGCAGAGTCTTATTACCCTTTACAAACTGACCTTGCCTAGCCTGATTCTGTCCTGATACTAAATTAGCCATCTTAAGAACAGCTTCAGTTTCCTGCATCATCAGCCCAGATTGGTCATCTCGGAATGGAATAGGGAAATAAGCATCAGATAGTGGCTTACCATAAGCAGCAGGCTTAACTGGAATCTTTGCGCTTGGGTTATCATTATTAATCTGAGCATGATCTACACGAGATGGATCATATAGGCCACGATCAGAAATAGCTCTGCGCCTAGCAGCAATAACACTATTCCACATCGCCGACGTAATTTGCTGAAATGGAATTGCATTTGTTGCAAGAGACTTAGTCTGCAGATCAAGACCATCCTCAAGGGGCTGTGCGAAAAGAACTGGAAGCCACCCATGCGCATTAGTCTGACGCTCTGCATAAAGCAATACTTGATTATTGATTACAATAAATTTCCACACTTGCGGAGTGTTAGGACTAGGAACCTTGAGTCCGAAATCAGCAGGAAGAATTCTTGCATAGATATGAGTTACTTCATACATATCCTTATATGCAATCTTATTTCCAGTATCTACTAGATTAGCCCAAGCAAGCCAATTGAAATCATAGCGAGGATTCTTGCCTGAGTCTAGACTATCTGGATTCAGGTCTGGAATGTAATAGTCATTAGATGCCACTCCTGACTCAAGAGCAGGAACGACATTCTGGATGATCTTATCTGGAAGCTCTTGAATGAATTGCTTAAGTGCAATGCGAGACAGGACTTCTACATAGCCAGCGAATTCACCTTTGATATGCACTTGAGTGGGAGAGACTCGCATATCCCAAAATGTGTTATACATATTGAGACGCTTAATCTTATTACCTTCCCACACTACTTCTTTAGGCTTTCCTTCTGAGGCAGAGAATGCTAAATCAGTCTCAAGTGCGGCTGTGACTTGCCTATCCCAGACTACTTCACAGGCTGAGATATTGTATTTTGCACCATCTCTGAAGAACTTAATGAACTCACCTACCCAGCCACCTCGCGTAGCTTGCTCATCTACGACAGTCTCCATCTGCACTGCATCATCAATTTGTTGCGGATTAGATGTGACTCCGAAAATAGGAGAGCCTTGCAGGAATACAGATGACTGATAAGTTACTGCAGCCTCCACCTGAGGTAATACTACAGGTACAGTGATATTCTGGAATTTGCTAGGATCTCCTCGCTTATTAGCTTGAGATGCCTTTGCATGTTCATCAGTAAGATCCACTTCACGCATATATGCGAGATCTATCTGGCGCATTTTTTCGCGCATATTCCAGTGCTTAGCTGAAAGTTGCTTAGCTGACTTGATGAATTGCAAGATGCCATCTTGAGCCTTAGCTGGGATGATCATCGGTGTGTTTGGTTGTGCCATGGGCTTTCCTTAATTAAGCTATTAGGCTTAGAGGTCTATATACAAGAATTCACACTTGCTTCCAAGATTGGTATATTAGAGAACTCCTGACTCTGAATAATATCTTCAGTGACTAGAAATGCTCCATACATCTCAATTACCTTAGGCGCGTAGCAAAGAAGATCAAGAATGTCATCCTGATTATCGGTGCGTAATGGATTGAATTGAGTAATCTGCAAATGAACTTGTGGCTTGCATTCGAGATCTACAAATAGCTCACCTGCTGCATATGATTTAAGCATTGCTAGAATGCGAGAATTTTTACTCCAGCCGCCCGGATATATCTCTACTGCCTCAAATCCAATTATTCCTTGTTGCTGACAGATGAACTGGAACCAATAGGAGAGAGTGGCCTGATAGGCAACACTTTCGATTGCAATGAGCTTACAGTTATTTTCGAGGCCAAGTTGAATTGCTGTTCTGATAGTGTCGCCCGGAGATAACTTAGTAGCAACAAGCTTGCGTAAGACTGGGCGCGCATCGTGGATTTCAAAATATCCAATTGCAGTTGATCTGTCCTCGTTCAATATGGCTTACCTCGGCGATCGCAAGACGA